AACCCTGCGGTGCGGCGTACTTCACACCGTACTGGCCGAACTGGTATTCGATGGTTTCCAGTTCTCTGGTGATCGGCCCCTCCGGGAAAGTTATTTTGCGCTGCTGCACTGCCGACACAAGCCCTAACATTATCTGCTGCTTTGATGTGTTGCTGAATTTGAACCCGGTCGCATCCAGCCCATCGTTCATTAGGTCCTCCACGATCGGATCGCCCACACCGGACGAGTCGACGAGCATAGGTGCGCGTGGTAGCCGTTTGATATCTGTCCGCGTCTGCCGCCAGTCCTTCTGGAAGCGGTCAAAGTAGCACACCGACCCCGTGCTGTCCAGTCCGATGATTACCGTAAAGTCTACAGACTTCGCCAAATCAATGCCATAAACCGCTGGCGGAGTCTGGCTGATCGGGTAGGTGCATTGTTGGATAAACGCAAGGCCAAACGGATTAGCCGCATTCTCCGCCGGATCAGCCATGTACTCCTGATTGAATACTGCTTCCGGTAGTTGCCTGCGCGCATCGTCGATTTCATACGCGTCGATGTATGGGTTATCATATGTGCTGAATTTGAAAGACTGCCAGTCCGGCTCCCCGTTCAGCCCTTTGTTGTACAGACTGAAAAAATAGTTCTTTCCCCGAGGTGTCGATAGGAACAATGCCCTACCCTTGTAGTCTGTTAAGGTGGGCCGGATGGAATTGAGCCAGCCGGTTTCCAGATCAGGAATGAAACTTGCCTCGTCAATTACGACAAGGTGGAATTTTCGCCCGCGCAGGTTGTCCAGCCGTTCACCGGTGAAAAATTGCACCGATCCGCCATTCACGAATTGAATGGTCAGTTCCGATCTATTCGCCGGGAATGGTACCGCTTTCGCCAACTTGTCGAAAAATGCCTTTGCAAGGTTGTAGGTAGGGGTGATGTAGGCAACCTGCTTGCCATGCACCCCGTTTATCACGATTTCCGTGATGGCAAGTTCTGACTTACCGAACCGCCGCCCACACATGACCACGCGAAAACGGGCTTTGCTTTCATAGACCGACTCCTGGTTCTGGTGAAGTTCTGGTATCTCGATGCGCATTAAAGCAAGGTTTTGCCCTTTGTCATGACGATTTCCACCGTGCCATCGTGTTTAACTTCCTGCTTCTCTGTAAGGCCATTAAGTCGCTGGGTAATGGATGGATTGAAGATGCCAGCCATGCCGCCATCAATTTGATGATTTCTAATTTTTTGCCGTATTACGCGACAGATAGCGACGAAATCGCTGTATCTGTTGTCTTTATTTGAAAAATAATGAGATAAGTCTGAAATAATGCCCTGATCGTATAACCAGCATTCAAAACCCTCCATTGTCAATGGCCGCTCCCTTTCCCTGTATACTTCCGTTCCATCCTTACCCACAAAGTCATGCACCTTTATAGGATTACTTTTTACCCACTCACAATACTTGTCGAAGTGTTCCCCCATTATTTCGGGAGATTCTATCTTTTTCGGTACTCCCCGTTTCATATCAAACTTTTATAGGCTTCCGCCCGTTTTTTGTTAATGTCCCGAATGTCGAACTGCTCACGGCATTCCTTGCCCAGTTGCTCGCCTACCCATTGCCGATAGTTCGGACTATCGACCATCTCTCTCATGTAAATAGACCATTCGGAAGAATTTACAGCGGTCAGTATGTACTCACTGCCTTGGTACGGTGCCACATCGGAAGCGATCAACGGTATCCGCTTTGCTGCTGCCTCCAGTGCTTTTAGGTTCGATTTCATCCGATTGAACTTGCTATCCACCAGCGGAGCCAGTGCCACATCCGCATCATTGTACAGGTTCATGTACTGGCTAACCGGAAGCCCTTTCTGGATGCCAAAGTTACCGGAATACCCACCTTTCAGATACACCGCCATCCGGTGCCATACCTCATGATCCTGAAAACCGCACAGCGTTATACTGGCCTCATCCCGGAACAGGGAATTACTTTGTACCTTCTTCATCGCCCCCGCTATGGCCTTAATGTCGTTCAGATGGGTATTGCCACCCACATAAACGAACCTTGTCCGATCTGTCTGGTCGCTTCGGATATCCGTAAACTGGTCATCATCGAAGGGTAACCCATTCGGCAGTATGTGAACATCCTCAACGCCCAATTCCTCCCGGATCGCATCGGCCAGCAGTCCATTGGTACAGGTGACGAGGTCGGCCGCTTGCAAATGGTCGATGACCTTCTCGGATGGGTACACTGAAAAAAGTATATGCCAAGGATCCAAATGCCAGTAATCATCCGCATCCACCACCAACCGAAAGCCGTACCGCTGGCGTAGTTCCAGCACCTGCTCCAGTTCGTATCCTTCCGCGTACCGGTTCATAACCACGATGTCGAACTGATGCCCTTTGAATGCCTCATCATTCAGCTGATCGGTCAATCGGACATGGCCATCGATCAGCCCCTCCTTCTTCATGTAGTGCAGCGGTAACATAATCCGATGGTAACCTACCGCGCTGTTCTGCCTGGTTACCCCCAGCACATTCATATCACGCCCTCCCGGACCAAGCGCACAATCATTGATACATTGGATGGCTCATTCATCCTGTTCCGGAGCCTTGTTTTCTGATTGTGTACTGCAGTAAGCCCGACTCCCAACTCCATCGCTGTCTGCTTATCGGTTTGCCCTTTCGCATAAGAACGAAGGATCTGGAGGCACCGAGCAGTAATCTGGTACTGCTTAATGATCTGCTCCCTCCGGCTTATGCCCTTTGTTTCGGTGAAATCAATGTGAACCATTAGGATTTTCTTTTTCGTTTCGGTTGTGTGGTTGTGGTTTCAGAGGCAACGGGTACGGCTTTGTTGGCTTGATATTCTTCGTATAGCGTTATGAGACGTTTTAACATATCAAAAACGCACGCAGAGCACCAAGGTGTCACTACGTACTTATCATCTAGGTAAGCCCGATAAATCGCCTCATATTGCGTTAAAACGGGCATCGGTAAATTCTTAACGAATCCGAGCTTAACCGTTTCAAAGTTTATAGCGTTAGCTTTCAAAAATTCGTAGTGTTCGGTTGTCATATTTTTATCAGTGTGTTATACAATTTCTGTGCCGCTGGCTTTACAAATGCACCCAATGCTCCCGCACCAAACATTGCCACCATCACCTCCGTGCAGACTTCCGGCAGGAAGAACAACGCCAGCGCAGTCCATGCCGATAAACAAGGGATACAGTTAAACGGCTTACGATAGAGCAAGGTGCCGGGTGATGGCCACCGCAGCACCTCGATGATGAAAAATGCGAAGGATATGGAGGCAATCAGAATCAAAACCTGTTTTTTAGCGTTGGGTTGCTTAGTCTGTTTTTCATCGGGGTACCTACTGGCTTCCATTTCTTCGGCTTGCAATTCATCACCCCTATGGTAGTCGGCAGTTTAGGTGTATAGCATCCGGTCAGCAGGAGCAGGAAAATGATGGTTAGGATTCTCATAAATGGCATTCTTTATGACTGCACGCGGGAGGATTACCAACTAACCATTTTACAAAATTATCCCTCTGACAAAATACAGATTCGAGTTTCCTATTCAACCAGCTGTTTTCCCACCAGGTCGGAGCCGTAAAATAGATTCTATGTTTGTACCAAGGATCCCCGGCATAGCTAACGGACACAATCAGTAGGAGCGCAACGGACAGGATTAATTTTTTCATGCTTTATTTGATTTTTGAGATTTTAAGATCATCGACCGCCACAATGTTCACATCGCCGTAAACTCGCCCGGCAATCCGCTCACGGATGATTGCCGATATGTCCGCCAGCACATCCGCCACCTGTTCAGGTGTTTTGTCGTTCTGGATGTCTATCGAGACTTCCATCGTGCATATCGCATCATGCCCCATTAACCTTCCCTGTGTTTTTTGCATGGCTTTACGAACTTTTATTTTCGCCTTCGTTATCGTCTTGAACAGTGAACGGTATGGAATCCGTGTGTCCTTCGATAACTTGGCTATGTTCTTATCCTCAGCGTAAAGTTTCAACAGCTCACGATCATACCACGGCAGTGATTCCACCGCTGCTATGACATTTGTTTCGCTCACTTCGCTGCTTTCAAAGTTAGTCAATAATTCCACACCAGCGGAATGATTAGATGACAATTCTAAAAAAGTCTGTCGGAATTTTTTAAAGAATGTCGATCGGTCACTCTTGACCATGTTGAGCATGGTCCGAACCAGAAAAAACTTAACCCATCCCTCCGCGTGCATCTTCAGCAATCTCTCCTCCTCCAGTTCACAGATCACCAGAAACATCTCTTGCCGTAGGTCCTCATGCAGCTCCGCCGGTTGCATCTTACCAATCGCCTGCCGGATGTCGGCATCCTCCCAAAGTTGAACGATGATTTCAGTTCTGGTCATCCTGTTCAAAAATAGCACATTGCAAATAAACTGACCATTCGCCATCGTGGTCGGCCCGCATTTTCCTTGCCTGCTCCTCGGCATACTTCCGAGCCTCATCTATCTGCATCGGTTCGCTCCGGTCGATGACCTTAACCTTTAGTTGCGTGATCGCTTGAAATTTCGTTTTTGTTTGTCTGATCATTTTGTGTTTTTTTATCATGTCATCATGAAATCATGAAAATTCGGAATTTTCTTTTCCTTCATATATACACCCTATTTTCCTATATATTTATTACTTTTTTCTATTTTATATTTCTTTTATTATTTTTCATGATTTCATGATAAAGAAAGAAGAAAAAGAAATAAAAGTATTGAGAATCAATTAGTTATGGTTGTCATGAACTTTTTAATTTTGATGATACATTCATGATGTTACCATAAACTTCATGTTACATATTAGAATAAGTCCCCATCTGATTCAATCGGCTTCCACCCACTTTCATGATGACGTTCATGCTTTTCATGATGCTTCATGATACCATTCTTGTTTTCATGATGACATATTTTGACCGAAAAATACCTGCCACTCCTGCTCTGGTTCTTAGTGTAGTCGTACCCTTTAGCCCCCAAATAGAACTGAATTGACCTTCCGACGTGCTTATCATTCAGCTTCAATTTGTAAAAATTCGTGCAGTATTTATACACCTGCTGGGTGAAAATTCGCAGCATTTCACCATCCCATTCAAAGCATTTCCCGAGAGAATTTAAGCTATCCGGGAGCCCGTCGTATGGCTTAATTCCTGCATCGAATTCATGCATTACCCGGCTATTTTTAGCCGTTTCAATGGCCAGCTCCAGCATCTCCAGCAGTCCCTCCGGCACCTTCGATTGAATTAATCGCTTGTTTTTATTCGCCTCAATCTGTGCATTCTGGTAGTTATACACCCCATGCCGCAGGTATTCTTGCAGGCATTCGATCGCATAATTTATGGCAGCGTTTCGCTCAATCTGCGACCAGTTTTCACCGAAAAACTCCTGTCCCGGAAAGGCATCTTGAAAGCGAAAACCGGATGAAAATACTTTTTTGATTGGTAGCACTATAAATCTATCCTTGTCTGAATCACTCTCCAGCGTGGGCAAAAAGTTAGTTGTAATGAGTATTTTAGGGGATTTTGAGAATGGAATGGAATAGGACTTTTTTCCCTTCAATTCCACGAGAAAATCATCTGTTATGTAGTTATAGAATTGCTGCATCATCACGATGTTGCCCGGATCATTCAGATAAAACACTTGTGTCCATGGGCTTATCCGTTGCATTTTGAACTGTGAATCGCTTTTATAGTTCCTGCCATCCTGTTCCACCGTTGAGCGAATCCACTTGATGAACTGAGCCAGCAGGCCTTTACCGCTTCGCCCTCTCGCTTCGTCCTGATCCTCCACATCCTCTATGATCATAACCGCTTTTGCGTAGGATTTGCGCTTGTAGGTGTGCAGCAGGTACCCGAACACAGAGCGGATGAATCGCTGGTGTCCTTCGTCTATAGTGATCATGCCGATGAACTCGGTGAACTTACCATCATGCCCGGTTGGCGTGTAGTCAATGTCCTTAATGTCGCGCGAGAAAACAAACTCCTCCAACTCCCCGTACCGGTGCAATCGGGTATCTTTTTTGCTTACCTCCAGAATGCCATTGTTGAACGGGATATAGGCCACCTCTGCCCTATCCCGGAGAATTTGCCCATTGAATAGCGGGAGGATGGTCATGTACTGCATAATGCGCGGCATGAAGGTGATCAGCACCCGTTGGGCTTCTGCTTCCGTATAGGTGCGTGTAACCTCCTCCATGTATGCCTTGTGTAGGTCTGTTTCATCCACATCATAGATGATGTGATTCACCACCCTGACCAGTCGCATCGGCGAGTCCTCGTCACTACTCATTTTCATCCACATGAACCCGGAATCTATTGCCCAGTCCTGTATGCCTTTGATCTCGACCGAATACCTAACCGAATTTTTTAAGGCTATGGTATATACCATCGGCACCCGTTCCGGCAGTTCTATTTTCTCGCCGCCGCATATCTCAATCACCTTTGCATAGGTCGCATCCCAATCCCGCCGGCATAGGTAGTACACCACCATGTAGGGCGATAACCAGGAGGACAACCCCTCGCTGTTATTGATGGATGGCAGCAGTACGGACTGGTCATCTGTGTAAACAGACAACCGCTTCCGATCATAGTAGTACGATGCCGAGCGTGTTACCTTCTCATGCTCTGCTTTTCCCGGCCGGTACATTTCGATGAACTCACCCATCTCCCTGCTGTGCCGTGGCCTGTCCAGTGTCCGCTGGTTGTATGACCAACCCATTTGAACGAGGAGTTCCGGGATGAACATTGCCTCCACTTCCCTGTCAAATATCTCCATGACTGCCTTGTACTTGATGGGCGGATCAGGGTACTTTGAATTTTCGTAGCGAAGCAATCCGCCGGAGGAGGTGATGGTTCGCCCGCTGTATCGGTTAAACGTATAGCCCGCCTCTACCAGTTGCATCATCTCATCCAGCCCCAGCGTCTCCAGCTCTGCCAGTGACTTCTGAATGAAAGAATAACCCGGTGTGGGAGCGCAGTAGGTGATGCCGTTGAAGTTATCACCACGTAGCGCAATCGTTTCCTGTCCGGTGCTGTTGGCTGCGATGCTATGGATGTTGGCTTTGTCCTCGCATAAAAAATACACATGGTACCCGTTTGATCGGGTGCGTTCTACTGCCAGCTTTGCATTAATCGCCGGATCGATCATCTTCACCCATTCGGAGAATATCGGCCGCCCTTCGTTGTGTTTCTCGTCGAAGTCAAGGCATTTGAGATGGGGATTCGCGGCGGACATAAATACACACAGCCCGTTATACCCTTTGCCTAACCAATAGTCCATCTCCTCATCTGTCAGCCCTGCCGTGAACTTCGTGGTGTACTCCTTGATGTGCCGTATGGTCTTGCCATCGTGCAGAACCGGCATGACCTTAACATCAGCGTATTTCAGTTCTTCGATTAAATCCTTCATAAAAAATAAATTAGCCCATGCGACCGAGGGGCAAACAAGTTAGACATTTTCATGCATAACTTCCCCGGTCACATGGGCCAAATAATTAGTTTAGCTCGCTGGTTTGCCGACAGCGTTCTTGCTACAAAATTAACTCCTTTTCATCAGAACACACCATGACATTAACCCCATATTTTCCCAGCTCCTGCATCCGATGCTCCTGTAACTCGGTCGGCATCTTGCCCGGCCGCTTGACCTCTATGTACATCGTCCGCCCTTCCTTATGCGCTATGAGGTCCGGCACGCCGACCAGCGAGGTAACGATCAGTTTGTTTACATACCACCCGGCCGCCCGTAGCTTCGCCATGATGGCGGTCTGGATTTGTTGCTCGGTTCGTGGTTTCATTGCGTGTATTTATTTTTAGCGGAATCCTAAAAAACATCACCGATAACAACAGTATCTTTTCCAATTGCATCAAGTAATGGGATTGTTTCGCTATCTTCAGGATGTTTATAAACTGAAACAAACATTCCATCTTGAAATTCCACAGTAGAAGAATAACCAGTACAAATATGTAATTGATCGCCTTCAAAAATTTCAGTTCCGTTTTTGTCCTTAAATCCTGTTGATTGCCTTACGTATTTTATTGGCAAAACATTCCATACATCACATTTCTGATGAATGTTTGGTATTTCGTGCAAATGATAAACCTTTTTAACAGTTCCGTTTATACTTTCAAATCCGTATTCAAATTTAATTTCTCTATTCATTTTTATTTTGATTTGTGAAGAAGGGCAGCCGCTAGCAAGTGCTATACAATATGGCGGCTGACGTGCTTCGATTAAACATTTATTTTGAATTCAACTTTGGTGCTTCGTATTGGGCTTTCGTGCTGAAAGTCCGCCACATAGTATAGCACCGATACGTTCATAACGCTGTCATCGGTTGAAAATGTATAACCCATCCCCACTGCTCCGGTCGTAGGTTGGGAATTTTGCTCATGTAATACGATTCGATGCTCTCCTGCTTTGTTTTGGCGGAGTACATCTTTCGCGTATAGTCCCAGTACGATGGCAGGCCGATGTCCTTGGAGGGCTTAATACCCTCCGCGTCGAACTCGGTCCCGGATATTTCGCTGAACCGTTCGCAGTAAACCTCTGTAATCTCTAACCACATCCGCGCTGCCTTTATGGGTAGATTGGTCGGGTTTGTCCACTTGCCATCCGGATCGATGCCATCGGTTTTATATTCAAAGCCATGCCCCGCTCTTCGCCACCATTCCCGGAGCGGGAATGTGCGTTTGTATGGGAACAGATGAACGCTACCCCGCGCATCTTTTAGCATTGCATCCTCCACCTCTCCAAAAACTACATGGCTGGGCATCGATGGCTGCCGCTCCATATACACCCGCGCCATCGTCTTTCTTCCGGCATACACCTGCTCGGTCATGCCTTGGTCAAATATCAGTAGCTTCATCTTTCAGTTTGTAATCAGTTTTAAAATACCGGACCGTGTAATCTTTTTTCGCCTTCACCCGCTCGTATATTTTGGCCTCTATCCCGCCATCAGTAAATATCCAATACACCTTCGCCGGCTCGGTTCTGTCCTTTGTTTGGAGTCGTGCGCGGGCTTGGAAATAGGACACCGCCGAGAAGTCAATGTTCATCATCACCAGCGCATCGGCCGTAGACAAATTAACCCCTTCCCGGCCACTCTGTATCTGCGAAATGAACACCATGTCAGGTCCTCCGGCTTGAAACTCCTCCGGCGATTCGGTGATGGTCCCCTTTATAGTTGCCCGCAGGATAACGGCCTCGGCTTTGAACTTGTAGAAGATGGCAATCTTCTGCCCTGCGAACCTTTCCGCAATGTACCGGCCTTTGGTCAGGTCGAGTGCCTTTGCGTACTTGGATGGCTCGTCCACGATCACCGAACCGGAATAGAGCTGATGCAATTTGTTCAGCAGTTTTACGGCAGTGTCAGCCAGCACGGTCTCCCCCTCCTGGTTGACAATCACCCGCTTTTTTACAAGTTTGTCCACGATGGCATAGGTGCGCTCCTCCATTTTTACGGTCAGCACCTCCTCCTCCACCAGCTGGGTGAACCCTGCATCCTCCTGAGAAAACCGCAGGAACAGATGGCCGACCTTCTCCATGATGTCGGCTTCTTTTGCTCGTTTGTAGTCATTCACCAGCCCATGACCGAATCGTATCTGCTTTACATCAACGTATGTTTTCGCCCACTCGTAGAAAGTTTTCTCCGGGAACGGTGATCGGGCAGACACCCAAAATTGGTGAAACAGCTGGCTGTAAGATTCCGGCGATGGTGTGCCGCTGAGATAGATAACGGGCTTCCGGCCGATGATGCTTCTTAGCAACTTTGTCCGCTCTGCTGGCTTTGGATATTGCCCCAACCCATGCGCCTCGTCAAGGATAAACAGGTCGGCATCCTCAAGCCATTTATTGCCCAGCTTCACCTGTTCATAGTTCATCACCGCGAGCACGTAATCTGCCGACAACTTTGCAAAGTCCTGTTGGATTGACTCAATAGCTTTCTTTTTGGTTAGGAACACCACGGTGCGCATCGGTAGCAGTGAATGTTTTCGAAGCAGTTCTGCTGTGTATAGCGCTGTGATCGTCTTACCGGTACGAACCTGCATTGCAAGGTATGCCATTCCATGAACAGATAGCAGAGCGCACGCCTGATCGGCAATGCGCTCCTGATAATCTCGTAGCTTAATCATTGATTTTAGCATTAACCTTCTCAATTATCTCACTACCCAACAGATCTCTAACTATACTCGCTGTTATCATTTGATTTTGATTATACGCAGCAGCATAAGCAGCATCAGCAGCATAAGCAGCAGCAGCAGCAGCAGCAGCATAAGCAGCATAAGCAGCATAAGCAGCATCAGCAGCAGTATCATCAGCAGCAGCAGCATCAGCAGCAGCAGCAGCAGTATCATCAGCATCAGCAGCATCAGCAGCAGCAGCACGAGCAGCACGAGCAGCAGCAGCAGCATCAGCAGCATCAGCAGCAGCAGCACGAGCAGCACGAGCAGCATTTAATTCCTCTTTACTTATTCTGCCTTCCCCGAAATCGATTGCTGCTTTTACAGCTGCTTTACTTCGTTCGTCAGTCATTAAGTGTATGACCGTTTCAGCGCACTTTCCAGCTGTTAATGAAAGTTTGGTCCTATCTATGCCAATTCTGGCAGCTAACCACAGCAGCCAATCGCCTCTATGGCAATCTGTAACTACTTGCGCAATCGTGCGATCACTTGCCCATTCTTTTGCGTCAGAACAGGCACTTAGGTTTGTTAAAAGTTCTTGAAATGTTTTCATTTGCTTTGTGTTTAATCTTTACTCACAGATTGAAAGGCTGCGTGATAAACTTTGTTCTTGTTCTGCTCGAACCACTCCATGACAATCGCCATCTGCTCCGGGTTCAATTCATACGGCTGATCATTCTCGTCGATGCCGCTGAACTCAGGCTCCTCTCTGAGCAGTGAGTACGTGTCAATGTCGATGATAAGGTCATTTGTACCTGTCGGGATTTCGTAGATCATATGCTTTGTTTTTTCTGGTGACTAATTTGGTATGTCAAGTTGCGCGGGATGGCATCTTTGTTCTGCGCTTTCCACAAGGCCATCGTATGCTGGAACAGCTCATAGTACCTATCCGTACTTTGCTCTGTAACCAACTGCCAGCCTATGCCATGCACAGCCCCATTCCTGCCCTCTGAGCGGGTTTTCGCATTGAGCCATAGTATACCCACCTCATCGACCGTAACCCCTGCATTCGCCTCTAATAGCCTCCTATACGCCGCCAGTTGGAGCCAGTAGGTGTCGTGTAGGGAATTGCTCGTCTTAATGTCCATCAGGATGGTGCGGCCGTTCATCCGGATCACCCGGTCAATCGTGCCGGCATAGCCCAGCGCGGATGATACATAGTTCTGCTCTGACTGGAGAATCTCGGGCTGGAACCGATCGGAGAACGATACATACCGCTCCAGCATCGCCCACTCCTGCATGGAGTATGCTACCCGCCCATCTTCAGTCAGCAGGCTAACCTCCAGCCCGGCATCGTAGGCTTCGGTGAGTGCATGGACATTGGAACCCCTGCGCCCTGCCGCATCCCTAATCTGATCAGCTTCCTCGCCGTTCTCTTTAAGCCATTTGAGAAAGCTGATGTCCTTGGGGTATGCTTCTAAGATGGTGGTCACGCTTGGGACCCATCCCTCTTCTGGTGTGGTGTAGTATCTGGCATCTAACAGCGTAATCTGTTTGCCTGAGACAATCGTTGTATTTTTCATTGCTTTACCAGTTTATAGGTTCCGATGTATACTCTGTCATCCGTGCATTTTGACGCATCCATTGCTGATGCCTTAGAATTATGCATTAAACCACACGTGATTTGACCAGTATGAAATTTATACACATTAACCCACATCTCCGGCTCCTCCGGCAGAATCATACAAAGGTCATGCAGTGCGGGCTGGTTCATATATGAACCATCAAGCCCCCATGTGCATAGAACACCCCTTACTATACCAATCAGCGGCTTATCGGCCTTTGCTTTTCCCACATAAGAATCGGTGAATTCGGTCACGTCATCACCGTGTTTTGTTTCTAATTTAATCTTCTCGCGCTCCGGGTGATTCTTCCACACCTCGTAGTCAAATTGCACTTTTTGCATTGTATCTCGGTTTTTTGTTTACTAAAAATTGAACCATGAATCAGCGGTACATAATACGACGAACAGGATGATGACCGCTATCGTTATGAGATTCTGTTTCTGCCGGTCGGATAGCCGGCTCCATACTTCTTGCATCTGGATAAGTTTTAAGTAGTGTTGTAATTAGTTTATCAATCTGTTCAGCGTGCTGTTCCGGTACCCTGTACCATAGCCGGACTTTTTTTTCTCCGGGAGGTCTGCCGGCACCTGGCCGGCTTCCTCCGCGGGTTGGTTTTTCAGGAATAGTTACTTTGTCCATAATGTCGGCTGATCTTTTTCTATTTTACTTTTTGCGAATCCAAAGTTTTTAATATCCTCCCTTGCCTGCCTTTCCTCGTTAAGCCATGCATTTGCCTTTGTCCAGAAATCTTTCTTTATCTCGAACCCGTATGCTTTTCTGCCTAATCGTTCCGCAGCTATTAAGGTTGAGCCACTTCCAGAAACTGGATCAATAACTACATCACCCGGATCGGTAAACAATTCGATTAATCTTGCCAGCAATTCCACGGGTTTTTGTGTAGGGTGTATTTTTTCATGCTCATTATCACGCGGCCAATCCATACAGTTAAATACCATCTTCCCATTATTATTAAACTTAGGGAGACGCTCACGGTAAAGTATAAGCGCATATTCGCAGTTGCCGACTACTTTCATATTTGCTTTCAATACCTGAGCGGAAAAGTTTTTCCGAAAAACAAGGTTAATGTAATTTTTAAGTCCGTAGCGTTTGGCAAGTTCAATAAGATACATTTGCTGATCAAATGCACAGAATACAATCATGCACGGGGCTGCGCTTTTCTGCCTTTTTTCTCCCTCTTGTTTTTCATGCTTTTTTTCTGCCTTTAACATAGTGCTGCAAAAGTGCATGAACTCTGCCGGCCGGAAGTCCTCGTCTGTATCAAAAAATGATTTCCCGGCTAATTCGCTTTCCCCATTATTAAGGTCACCATCTTTATACCATGATGGGTTGGATGCATAGGCATTATTACCTAAGTTGTACGGTATATCCGCTATTATTAACTGAGCCTTCGGGATAGCGTATCCTTTGTAGTTCTGAAAGTGGTCTCGTATTATCATACTATTTTTTTTAATTCTCTGTCTACTGCCCTGCGTGCCGCCTCTATTCCGTGGTCTATGGTGGGGAACCCTCTGGCCTCCAATAATACAGGATCGAGCGTTTGAATGTGGAAGGCATGAACGTAGTAACCATCTTGGTCCTCTGCTACCATTATAAGCCACTGGGCTTTGTATTGCTCGATGTGGCGCATGGTGGGGTTAACGGGCATCATGCTTCTTCAAATGAATCATCAAAGGAATAGGCTGCATTCAGTTCGTCATACACCCACTCGTACACCATATCGCGGGAGATGCCAGCCTCTGCGAAATAGTCGGCTTTACGATCGAAAAGAAAGTCTGTCATGGTGGTTGCGGATTCGTAATATCCGCCCGCAATTTCTGCCTGTATGTAGGTCTGAATGTCCTGCTTTGCTTTGCTGTGTGTCATGTGCTTTGTTTTGTTTGTTTGATAAATCAAAGATAAAAACATTTTTGATATTTAGCACACTTAATCAAAATAATTTTAAAAATTATTTTTTTAGCCTCAGAACCATCGCCCAGGCGGTCGGCATCATGACATCCGCCCGCTCCAGCTCATACCCCAGCTGGTCGAACAGCCCCAGCCACTGGCCGGAATGCTTTACGTTAATGTGGCCCCACGACTCGTCGTTGGCCGTGGTGAACGGTGTGGAGCTGAACAGGATGTAGGCCGGTCTGATCTTTCGGAACAATGCCCGTATCTCCTTATCTGTCATGTGTTCGGCCACCTCGATGAATAGCATGAGGTCAGTGGTGACCGGCTTGTCTACCAGCACCAAATCCGGAAATTTCGCAGCCATGTAACTGCAGTGTGACTCCCAAATATCGAACGCCTTCACATCGTACCGCGCTCGCCTAAACGCATCGGCATACACCCCGGTGCCTGCCCCGAAGTCCAGCACGGACAATATCGGCAGGTCCAGCCGGGTGATCATCTGCTCGGTTGCTTCCGCCAGCCGGATGAAATCGGGATTGTCGGCAGATATGCCGGCCTCTATTTCGATGCGGAGAAATTCGTCCGGTGATAGTTGTTTGCTCATTCGGATTCGTTTTTGTAGGTTTGGTTGTAGTATTGATTACAATCTTCTGATGGATGAATCATTTCATTTCCATCCCTTTCATCATGTCCTGCCCACCATGCCTTTTCTATCTGCTGTTTCTCGATTGCTTTGGCTTGTTCAAGTATTTTCTTGGCAGATCCTTTAATGGTCCATTCTAAGGGTATTTGATTGTATAGCCATTCAACGGCTGTCTGTTGTTTGCTCATACATAAAAGTTTAACCCCGGCTCATCACCGGGGTATTGTTAAAATTTAATCTGAAAAAATAACTCTTTATCACCTACTGCATCCTCACGATCGGTAGCCCACAGCCCCACCGTGCTATCTTTGTGATGCTCCAGCGGCGCGATGTACTGGTCTATAAGTGCGGTCACCTCGATAGGGGTGGCACCGTTCTGAACAGCGATGATGATTTTCTCTGATAGTTCTGGAGTCGTGTTTTGCCCGTACTGCATAAATGAAAAGTTTAACCCCGGCTCATCACCGGGGCAGTTAAAATTAAAATGGTGTTGTTTCGTCTTCATCGGCCTCAACGGCTGGCTGGTTGTCAGTTTTTGTCTTGCCAATCTTTGGCAAAAACTCATCGGTCACATAGGCTTTGAGGTAGTCGATCTGGTCGGAGTCATCCCATGTCTCTTTTCCCTTTACCTTAATTTTCTTCATGCTGGGCAGCTCACCTGGGTTGTCCTTTGTCCAGAACCACTTCACACCCTGCCCGCCTTGGGATAGGAACAGGCTGGTCTTGCGCTTGCCATCCTTCTCCTCCATCTTAGGCTTAAACTTGATGAGCGCGCCCGGTTGAACATTGGGGAGTGCTTTCAGAAAGCCAGATGCCGGGCTGCTGCTCAGAGGCATTTGAAGATGTGCGATGTCCCCCTCATTCTCCAGCGAGATGATAAGCTGCTGCCCGTAGTCCCCATCTTTAAACTGGATGCCAGTGATGCGCCCTTCCAGGGTGTCATACAACTCTTCGTGTATGACTTTCCCGGACTCCAGCGTGCGTGATTTTGATGTGCTGCTGGGCTCTGTGATTCTCTGGGCAATTTTTCCCGATTGGATGGACAGGTAAATTCCTGCCTTCCCCTTGCTTAATAGTGCCATATTTATTGGTTTTGATTACTTATTTAATAGCTGCCGTAACAATCGTCCACAGCGTTCTTTTGCCTACCTTTACCGCCTCCCCGAGCGGGCATCGGTTATATGCCTCCTCACCGTTGCAGGAGGCAAGGATGGTCCGTACCAATGCAGCGCAGTTAAAACAGAGTGAGTGATCATTCCGGTATACACGGACGTTGAATCCATCCTTTGCTACTTTCTCGATATACCAATTGGTAGGCTCATTCTCATCCTGCACCAGTTGCACCATGCCCCCGTTCTCGATGCCGATAACCTTGCTGGCTTCCTTGCTGATGGTGAACACCCCGTTCCGCTGCTGCATGGTGATGAACGGCTTGCTGTCCTTACGCCCTTTGAAAATGTTGATGCGATTGTACTCTTTCAGTTGCATATCTATCGGTTTTTAGTGTTGTGTGTGAATGCTCGCCAGTGCCGATCATAGATTTCGATCAGCGAAATCATCTTCCCATCATACAGCCCATCCGGTACTTTGTCGACGAACTTCCGGCGGAACACCTCCATGTCGAGCGTCAGGCTTTGCAGTTCATCCAGTCCCGGCGCATCGGCAATGTCCCCTACAATGCGCCAGTACATTTTAATGCACTCGGTAATGTCGCTGGGATCGTACTGAGCAGCGCGGGCATCCTTAATGCGTTTGAATACGGCACGCCAGCCTTGTTTTAATTCCGGCTGGCGGATGGACCATACAATTACTGCCACGGCTGTCAGAGCTGCGACAAGGCTTGCTGTAATGATTGCGGGATGTAGCATTTTGTTTTGTTTTTGCGTTCTGTATAAAATTCGTTCATGAACTCTATCAATTTTGGGCTGGCCGATCCTTTGAATGCGCGATGCACGGTCATATAACTCACTCCAGCGCCGGATGCGATCAGTTCCGCATCGCCACGATGCCGTAAGGATGTCCATAAAATTAGGTTTAGTTTCGGTACTGTCATGGCGCAAATATACATATTTTTATCAAATAACAAACATATAAGTAACTTATTTTTTACAAATATGCATAAAAAAATAAATTAGAAATAAAGCCGAAAATAAAAAAGACCGAGGTAGAAACCCCGGTCCGATACAAAACAAAGCTACAAAAATGAAATCCCAAGTGTGCGGTCGAAATGTGAATGCAAAGGTAATAAAAAACCCGCGTAGAAACGCAGGTCGGATGCTTATGAAAAACTATCTCTTGTCTCTTATCCGATGCGAAGGTAATAAAAAAGCCCACATAAAAATGCGGGCCGGCCATAAACCAAACTTAGTGTCGTGCAGAAAGTGTACGCAAATATAATCATTTCTCAATTACCACCGCGCCTTTTCTCCTCTAACATCGTAATGAACGAATCCGGCATACAGCCCCAATCCGCCCTGCTTCATTTTCCGTGCCGCAATCAGTCGCTCAATGATAGCGTGCAGTTGTCTGGGTGTGTAACTTTTACAACTCAGATCAGCCGCCTTCGCTTTGATGTGTAGGCTGTTCGGCCTTCCTCCAACTTTACGGTTATGTGCCACGGTTCGGTAAGCCGACAGGATCCGGAGCGGTTCGCCTATTTCATCCCGAAGAATTTGTAAGTTTTCCGCCAGCAGTTTTACATTCGGCATAAGGTTAGCTGGTACATTCGTACCATCGTTGCACTTGAATTCGTGCAGGTTGAAATCTTTTGTCAGTTGCATAGCTTATTATTTTGCGATGAATACTCCTATGATCGCCCCGGCACCTACCGCCCAGGGCAATAGCTTTGCGTTGCGCTTGCGCTTCCTATCCGTGTCGGTCAGTTGCTCTACCAGTTTCCGGTTCCACGTTACCACTCCCCGGATGGATGAATCCAACAGAGCGATCTGTTTTTCAGATGCGTGTAGGATTTTGTTCTGCCGTTCTATCTGTGCGGATTGCTTTCCGATGATCGAATCAGCTGCGGTCAGTTGAGCGGTTACGGTTGTCATGTATTTCTCGATGGATTCAGAAAGGCTGTCGCACGATGCCAGCGCGGCTGCTGTGTCCTTGTTTTGTCGCTCCTGTTCGTATCGTCGCTTCCATACCTGCGCGGATTGTTTAGCCTTGCTAACCTCCACGGTCAGTAGTGCCTTATCCGCTGCCAGCTCTTCAATCTCTGCCTGCTTAGTCGATACCTCCGCTACTTTTACAGCCAGCGCTGAATCGTACACCTTCTTGATGCTATCCACGTTTGGTGGTGGTGGTGGTAGTTCAATCTCCCCCGTATTCCGAGAGCAGATCCAGCCCGAAATGATTGTCAGCAGGCATATCATCGTGACCGCCAGCCATTGCCTTCTGTTCATAGTCGATTAATTGATTAAGATAGTGCTGTGCCTTCCGTAAATCCTCCAGACCGTTCTTGAATTTATACCTGGATACATACTTCACGATATTACCCGCGATGAATCCTAAGCCGTTTTGGTGGATGTAGTCGGTCGGCTGGATAGGTAGGCTCTCATAGTGATTGCCACCTACCTGTTTACTTTTTTGCATCGTCTGACTTTTTTCGGATGATCTCCACCGTGCGGGCGATGTAAAATACAGCCGTTGCTCCTGCGGTTATGGATGCCATGATGTACGACCAATCCTGCGGTGTTACCATGTTTACGACCATTAGAAACGCTGTCGCGCTCCAGCCTACAATTCCTGTCTGCTCATTATGCATCGCCTTCACCCTCCGATGGTTTTTCAGGTTGCATAAATTCATCGTTGCTGTTGGTCAGCCAGTTCTTTGTAATGTAGCTGATCCAGGCAGCACCCGCCACCCATGCCACACTTTTGAGATCATCCATGTTTGGGAGGCGTTGGTTGCTAACCACCAAGGTCACGGCAGGTAGAACCGTACCGATGAGAACTACCTCCAGCGATTTCAATACATCCCGGAGGTTTAATTTCATGAACTGACTAAACTTATTCATCCTTCGATTACTTTTATGATTGTCGGGTAAAACTCTTCTGTTTCCATCGCCTCGATATCGTCAATCTTCAGCGGTGTAGTCCATAGAGTGGTGGCGTTAATCTCTTTCTCGATAGATAGCAGTTCTTCAAATTCTGGCTGAAAGTCCTTGATCTTGTCCGGTGGGATGGTGATACTGCCATCTTTTTCTTCTCCGTGCTTCGTAAACAATTCTTTACGGAGTTCTTCAAAGATTTTCAGTTCATCCTGAACGACCTGATTCAGTCGGTGAATTTGAACCTTCACCTTCATGCTAACTTTTTGTTTTAGTATGCCTTTCAGTTCCCTTCCGTTGCCGTTAATTTCTACAGCCAGATTCGCAATTTCGTTGTACGTCAGTTTCATCTTTCGTTGTTTATTTTTTATTGTGGTAATGCGCCTCCCTTTAATAACGGAGATGTGGGGATGGGTGTTGCAACCATTCCGACAAGTGTGCGGGATAGGTTCAGCTGTGACAATGCCCACGACATTGCGGCATCATTCGAGCCATTCCATCCGGTGTAGTCCGCACCGTTCATGGTGAGATTGCCATCCTGTACCCACGTCTGTGTAGTGCCACCTGTTGGCAATGGCACCTCGTTTCCTATCTGCCAATAGAAGGTACACGAATCGCGGAGGTTATCGTTGATGGACTGAAGGCGGAAAACATTTAAGGTTGTAACCGTTCCCCGATTCCAACTTTGTACGGACTGAATAGATACTATCATTCTTAACTGATTGATTGTGTGAAGGTAATAATTTATTTTTTAGCTGACCGTTGCAAGTTTATAGAGTGTACCACCGATTTCGATTTCAACGCAAACGGTTGTACTCATTGTGTACGTTCCCGTTGCCGTGCTTCCCAATCTCCACACTCCTACACCTGTGCCGCCCGTTGGTTGTGCTGTGCGGATATTGCCATACACCCGAAGGTCACCATCTACTGACAATCTGTATGATGTGTCACCCGTTGCCCCTACTATCATATAAGCACCTGATGCGGTTGACATTTCAGTATTGCCTGTGATGCGGGATGTGCCTGTTACATGAAGGTCGTAACTTGGTGATGCCGTATTGATGCCTAACCGATTGTTAGCATTGTCCACGGTCAGGAAGTCGGATGCAAGTACGTCAAGCCATTGCGTGCCGTTATAGTAGTCTAAATTGTTATTAGTCGTGTCATACACAATCAACCCAGTTGCAGGAGATGCGATTGCGTTCCGCTGCGTGGTGGTCATGCGTGGAAGGAGGATGCCTCTTGTGGTGGATTGAATGTCCAACAGAGCGGATGCGCTGGTTATGTTTGAGTACGATGATGCGATTGTCATACCCGCCTCCGCATATACTTGCAAAACAGATGCTACGGTACTTGATGAGCCATTAAATCGCGCTCCGCATGAACCGCCCAAAACCTCGACGCTTGTACCCGTGTTGGCTCGACTAAGCACCATATTAGCCGCTGATGTTGTTATCGTTCCTGATGCCGTAATGGTGTTTTGAAAGCGTGCAGTCCCATTCACATCCAGCCGAAAACCTGCGTCTGTGGTGGTGTTGATGCCGATGTTGCCACCTGCAAAAATTCGCATCCGCTGCAAATCACTTGTCCCGAAAATTAACGGAGATGCTTGTTTTGTTCCGACAATTAGACCGTTTCCGCTTTCGTGTATTAGCATTGTGTAGTTAGTGCTTGCAACACTAAACCGAACAGAAGAGTCTGAATACGTGCCTAAATAACCTAAGGCAGTTCCATATTTTGTTACAAAATAACCCGCTCCACTTGCACCCGTTGTTTCAGCGTAAAGAATTGAATAGCCTGTTCCTGTGAAGGTCAAACTATTCCCTCCCATCGTCACCGTTCTATTCCCTGTGAGCGTGCCGTCTGCTGTGTAGATGTTACTCACCGCTAAGGATGAGGGTGCGACATTCTGCCATACCGCAAGGGATGAATTGTATTGCAAGACATTCCCGTTGGCTACCGAGGTGATTCTAACTGATTCATCGCTGGTTAGTTTGCTCCCCAATGTCGGCCTGATCAGTAGCTTACCGTTGTTAGAATCACTTACCACCGCTGCGACCTGTATAATGTTGTTTGGTGCTACGGGAATGGTGGTTTGAAAGGCTCCGGCCGTGGTGGTGGACACATACAAAACATCACCCTCTGCGAATGCGGATGTGTCGATGCCATCGAGCCGACCGAAATTCTGAACCTTGCCGAAACTTCCGTTCGTGATGGCCTCAGCCGTTACGCCCATGAAGTTGCTGGAGGGTGTTGTTCCGTTTGCGATGAATGGAGTTATAAGCAGATGCCCGCTACTGCCATCCGTTCCCGCAAACCCTACCGCTGTGCCTTTTGGAATGGTAGTGCCGCTGCTGTTTTTGACGTGATAAAATTGGTCGTGACCTATCTCCTGCGTTGTGCCATTCATGACCAGCGCGACCGTTTTAAACGAATCATCCCAATACATTGTACTTGCAGTAGTAGGTGTTCCGGTCGGCGTTAAGTCGAATTGATACCAGCCGGAGCGGATGCCGTATTCGCCTAAGTTTACATTTTGATTTGCGCCTGTGTAGGGAACGAATCCGCCCGCACCGTTTACCCAACTGCTTCCGTTATATGTTAGGATGTCACCGCTTGCCGGGGATGTGATGGTAACCCCTGAAAGCTGATCAAGCGAGTAGTCACCCTCCTGCGCTGTTACTGCTCCCGTTCTTCCGAAAACGGATGTCACCCCGCCAACCTGTGAAACGAGGCATTTGTATGAATAGCCTGTTGTAGGATCGCCCACCAGCATTAAATCGGAAGCCGATGGTACCCGTGATGAAAGTTCGCTTATTCTCTTATTCGCCATGTCAAAAATTTACGGATAGGTTTCTGTCGAAGGAACAGCGCACCTATCAGATATATAGCCTAAATTAACCGTTACGTCACACCGCACGCCAGCCAAAACATCGCCTGTTTCCTCGACGAAAAACGTGATAGGGATATTGTCCGCTATCTCGTACTCCCATCCCGGATACCTCATCTGTGCTATGATGTCCTGCGCGATCTGTAGTTGATCAGATAACACATCCATCTCATTCGTCTGGTCCTGCGCCACACGATCCAAAAACCAGAACTCAAACGATACCGACAGCTCCGCCCCGTTTATGGCTGCGTTGGTCATGTCGAAACAGAACCCCGGGTAAAGATTCTCCGTGCTTAAAAAGTCAAGGATACTACCTCGGAAGGTTTTCTGTATTATGTTGTGCTTGTCGCCCAGCTCCTGTATGCTGTCGATCAGTTGGTTTAGTGTCATGTTTCTTTTTTAGAAATTTCTCCAGCTTCCGCACGTTGCGGTCTGCCGGGCCTCGTTGTTTACTTGCCTTCACCGCAGCAATAGTTAATGTTTCCTTGGAATTTCTCCGCCAGCGTCATACCCACACAGCACCTATCCGTATCGCCCAGCCATACCGTGGTACGGTAGGCATCGCGGTCTGGAATAATCGTGTCGTACCGGTTGCCGGGATTGTTGTATTCCGGGAAGGTGTTCCGCCCGCTCTCTTCCTTTAGATACCGCACCAGCCGTTCCTTATAAAATTCAGCACGGCCTCGGTATTTATTCGCTACCTCAATCAGCTCCTGCGCACTCGGCTCTGTGGCGTTGTTGTCTGATTTGCGGATAACCCCTTTGTTGTAGAACTGGTACGATAAGCCCATCGGCAGCTCCGCCATGACGTAGAAAACCAGCGATGGCGTGATGTATGTATCAATCAGGGCTTGTTCTGTGGAGGTCAAATTCGATGCCACAATGCCGGCCAGCAGTCGGTTGTATAGTGCCGTTCCCAAGGCAGGTAGGATATACATATCCTGCGCTGTATAGATTTCCGGCAGGACCAGTTTCTCCTCCACATTGGCCGTTAAGCCGGTGCGTAGCTTGATATCATTAACCGATATAAATAGTACGTTGCTCATGTTACTTTTCTTTTTTGACTACTATGTTACTTTGCCATGTGTGTCGACAGGTCGGTGACTTGCCCCACCATCCACCGCCACGGGTGAACACGTCATACCCCAACCGGCGGGAGATGCTCTCGATTTCGGCACGGGTGTAGAGCCGATCGAGGTCAAGTAGTTTAATACAGAATGGCCGGGATGGATGCTCGGGAGAATTGCGCTCACCGGATGGCACGATCTTCTTCCATTCGTAGGAATAACGAATGTCGAACTCTACCGTAGTGGCTTTTTTCTGTGCTGCTTTGGCCTTCTTTTTCTCCGCCTCGTTATCGCCTCCCATTTCTTTAATGAGATCACGAACGGAGCCGGTAACCTTGTAGCCTACCTTGTCAGCATCCAGTTCAATAATGCCGAGGTCTTGTAGAACCCCCAACCGCTCCACTACATCGATGGGTTTCAGTCGAAGTGCCTTCGCGATGTCTGCCGGAGGTGTCAGCGGTTGTGCTTTTAGAATTTCAAGGATTTGAATATCCCGGAAGTCGTAGAACGAATCAAACGCTGAAAAATTAACCGCCTTTGATTGGTGAACGGTGAACTTGTCGCGCTTCTCACCGTACTCAGCGAACACCTCCATCTCCTTGTCCACGTCAACGGCCTGCTCGTTGAATTGTGCCGGCTGGTTGTCGATGGCCAGCATCACGGCAATGTCTGCCTCAGTCAGTCCCAGGGATGTGCGCAGTAGCGTGGTGGCGATGTCACGGGTGATTTGCCCTTTCTGGAATTGACGAATGATGCGCAGCAGTTGCTGGTGCTGTCTGCCGGTGAGATTCTTTACGTTCTCATTCACAAGGGCCTCGGTGGTCTGCCCCTGCTCTGTGCCGGGTGCTGCATCCACCGTTGCATCGGCCTCGGTTGGCAGTCCTAATTTTTCGCGGATTTCGTCGCGTGTCATTACGCTGGCAATGGTTGCCTCGCTGAACTCATAACCGATCGGTTCCACCGGTGTAATCTTCAGCGGATCACCACCTCCAAAGAATGTGAGCAGGTAGTTGAACACGGATTCAACCCCGATCTGCCGATCGTTCACATAGGTGTTCTTGAAAATTTCGTAGGCATCCCGTAATTCAGTCCGGGTGCCTAACTTGCCCGGCTCTGCGATGCCAAACAATGATGGGGATGTAATTTGATGTCCTGCATAGATATTTTGCTGGATCATGGCATCCACCCTGCTAAAGTCCTCTTTCGTCAGGTCGGATGCGCCGAGGTCATCCACGATGGGCTTCCGCTCCGCATTCTGCACGAAAGAAAGCATGAACTTCTTACCATCCGCACCGGAGAACGTGTTCTCAAACATCCGGGTGACTTTCCGCTTTTCCTCATCGCCCGGTTCACCGTTGGGTAGCGTGATTAACTTCGATGCACTGAATCCCGTTTTCGCATTGCCCAAAGTGTGTTGGCTTACCTCAATATCGGCCTCGATGTAGTTAAGGCTGGGGAAATATTTCGGCAGTGGATAGGTCTCCTGTCCGGGCCGGTAGTCTTTCACAAAAAGTATCTGCCGACCTGCCGGATGGTTCGGATTGAACGCAGGAAGAATGGTTGGTTCATCGCGATGGTTGCGCCAGTCCTTCTTATAATAAAATTCGGTGCAATCTTTCGATGCCCGCAGTTTCATGTAGTCTATGTGGCGCATCTCTGCGATGCCCTTCCCGTTTATGGACCAGATGATTTCAAGGTAGTAACCTCCAAAAATTTCAATATCCAGCGTAATCTTCCGCAGGATGTCATTCAGTTTCTCGGATGGGTTCGGCTTGTTCAACATCCGCGCGTTTCCGCCCGTGAATCCGTTACCGCTCACATACCCCGCCTTCCCGGAAACGATGGCTCCGTGCTTAGAGGACTTGTTGAACAACTCCAGCAGGTAATCCGGATAGTCGTTGCGCTCCCCAAATTCTATGTAACCTCTGCCCTTGCGTTCTGTATACTTCGGTTGGCGGGCTTCCGCGAACTGAAGAATGAAAAAATTTTCACTGATAGATGAACTCATTGTTCTTGTTTCTTGTGGTGTATGTTATGCCTGCCTCGTGGAAGATAGCGATACCGCTCTCCAGGAGGTTCTTGTTTGCGATGTCTGTGCTTGTTCCGGTCGTTTCGTAAATCTCATATTGATACTGCCCTGTTTTCGGTAGTAGCGATGATTGAACGGTAAAAAGGTTATACCGCTGTTTGTACTGGCTGGTATCGTCTGCAAAAAGTTTCAGAAACTTTGTTTCTACGTTTGTGGTTCGATGAATAAACCGGAAAATATAGTTAGGAGCCGGGAGCAATTGCTTCTCGGTCAAGGTCATTAACAGCGTATTATTGCCTGAATAGATGTTCAGCATAAAAGTAAATAGCGCATATTGGTAAAGTTACCGAAAATAAAAACACCCCGTAGAAACGAGGTGTTAACCGATATACAACGAAAATGAGAAAGTAATAAAATGAGCCGGCCGGGTGCGCAGATCGCGGGATGCGTGCCGGCTTCTAAATGTTATGCGGTCAGTGTGGCGATTACAGATGCCTGTACTTCTGGTGCCAGCTCGCGCTCTGCTCCGCTGAAGGTAAGGCTGTAACCATTCCGGTCGGTTGATGCCGTTCCGGTACCTGCTGATCCACTAAGCAAATCAAGTCCGGAGTAACGACCGGCTAACCAGTAGCGACCGTTTTTGTCCTTCACCACCGCCATCATGTTGTTGCGTGCCAGCAGCAGAATTTCATTCCGCATATTGACCTGTAACTTATTGATGATTACAACCAGCTGCTGGTCATAGTTGATGGTGCCGTTCTCGATGTTACCCTGAATGTTTTCGGTAAAAGATGCGGTATTCTTTACCAGCTGATACTTGTAAAACACCTTACCGCTCGCCTTCGTGATGGCAGTTACCACCCCGCTCGCCTCGGTCACAGCCGTTACATCATTATAGCCGATGAACCACACCGCTTCTAAGCCGCCCTGATTGTCTTTGCAATCAAATGAATAACCTTGTGTTAGTGCGCAACTCATATGCGTGATTAGATTAAGCCGGAGAGGTTAGTACCCCTCCGGCAGTTAAAAATTGTTAGACAGTGAACTTCACAACTTCGCCGGGGAACGCTACGTTCACACCTGCTTTGAACTCGGCGATGAACCGTACCTGATCGGCTTCGCGAGCGTAGAAGATGTCAAAGCGCTCCTGCTCGTCCAGCAGGTCGGTGCCGAAGAAGATGTTAGACAACCTCATGGCGTACACCTTGCTGGTGCCGTTCAGTCCCGGTGTAGCGATTACGCGGATGGTAGTCCCGGGGAGTGTGAACTCACCGTTTGCCTTGCCATCGTAGTTGTAGTGGAACAGATTCGCGTTCTTCAGCGCGATGGTGTATGTGCGGAACACATCCATGCCACACATGATAACCACATCATCCTTGTCAACAACCGCAGCAGGAATGGCAGCGTAAACCGCATCCATAACCGCGATCACGTTTGAGGCAGTGATAGAGGTGGCAACGGTACCGATGAATGGGGATGCGTTGGCCTGTACTGCTCCGGCGTTCACCTGCTTGATCAGTCCATCGAAATGAAGGAGCTGAGTGTCTACACTTGTGGTGTCACCCTGCCATACTGCTTTCTCCAGAGCATCAGCAATCTTCTGAGCTTTGCGCTGGCTGTACTGCTCTGCAAATATGATGCTGTCGTAACGGGAACCGCGTGGCAGTGCTTCCTGAAGGTACTTCGCTTCGAGGTCTTTAGGGCAAAGGCTTTCGTTCACCTTAATTTTTCCCACGGTCACGGTACGCTGAGTGAAAGTTGTGGTGCCGGATGCGGTGAATCCGCAGTTGCTACCAGACTGAAACAGCGTGTCCGTGTCCATGATGTTGATGGTTTCGGAGGATTTCACCCCTACCATCACGTTGCTCGCCTGCTTAATCAGGTCGATGGTCTTAGCACCAAGTACAGAAGAAGTAACGAGGTTTTGCGCGTTCTGCTTCGTATAGTTGGCCAGTGCGTCTACATTAAATGCCATTGTTTGAAATTTTGATTTTTAGTAATTGGATTTTGAAAAACGGGGTTTATTGTCCGATCCGCTGAAGGAAGCGACTAACCTTGTCATCCTTCGATACGTGGCGCGGTTCGGGTTTGATGGGATCGGCAGAAGGTGCGGCGAAGAACTCTACCAGCACATCGCGTAGTGAGGTCATTTTGTCCTCGCTGGCTTTGATGGCAATGGCGAACTCCTCTTTTTGCATATTGAAACGTGCTTCGTAGTCCGCTTTCATCTGCTCGATTTGTGCGGCCATGTCCTCCATCTTTTTCTTCATAGCAGCGGTTTCCACCTCTGTCTCGATTTCGGGAGTTTCCAGCTCGGTAATGATGCCAGCCTCGTCGGTAGTGATAACAATACCATCTGCTAGGATGTGATCACCTGCGGGAGGTGCTACCGGGCCCTCTGGTCCTTCGATGGTAACCTTGCCTCCGGGTGCGAGGTTATCAATCATAACCTTATTGCCATCGGCCAGTTGGTACTCTTTAAATTGCTCTACTGGCGGAACGGAAGGCACCTCTGGTGCGTTCTGATCGGCGAATAGTGCCTTGATTTTTGATAATGCTTCCTGTGGTGTCATAAAAATGAATATGCCCCTAATTAGAGGCATATTACATAGTTGACCATTTGATGCCCGTGGTGAGCTTCTATTGCGCTCTCACAGCGTTCAGAATGTCGATGATCTCCCGCATTTTCTCGATCGCATCCTCCTCATCGTTCTCCCGGATGTAATTAAACACCCCCTCCACGCTGAACCCCTTAACCTTGCCATCTTTGACCATCTGCCATACCTCGTCATTCTCAACTTTGAACGAACCGAACCAGGAGCCATCCGGCACATCCTCAAACCCTTTCATGGGTAGGATGCCCCGCTTTTCGTCCGTTATGAATGATTCAAACATGGTCAGTCCGCTAAGTTGCTGGCCATCATCATGCATGAGGTTCACGTTATTCTGGTAGGCTTTCCGGAAGAACTTCTGCGCTATCTTTTTGATGGTGTCAGCGGAAAAATACACATAATACTCCCCGAAACTGTCCATGCGGAAAATAGGCTTATTGGCCAGCATCAGCGGACCGGAGATGATGCGCTCCTCCTCGTCCTGAATAGCAAAGTTTTTCCGTTCTGCTGCCCGTATTTTGCTTTCCGCCCATGACAAAGCCGAAGCTCCGCCCCATGCGTCGTACATCAGCTGCCCACATCCGTCTCCGTACCCCTTCGATGTTTCCGCTGCTGGTTTGTGCCTAGATAGGAAACTATACATCCGCTTTACGGTGTCCAGCGAAATCGGTTCACCTTTCGCCAGTTGGTTAGCGCGTTGCTTCCCTACTGGTGTACCGCACGATCCCCAGCCGTTTTCATCCGCCCATTTCAGCGCGGCCTTGGCGTTATTTTTCACCGCATCCGGATAGTCGCTGTAGGATTCAGCAAATTTCTGCTCCCACTTGCTTTGGCAGATGGCATATGCCTGATCCTGCTCCTTCCCCTCATCGCCCACCATCACGCCCATGCACCGCTCCAGCCATTCGTCTTTGCTCTCCGATTCACCCGGAGCAAGGAAGTCGTCTGCGCTGAACGCCAGAAACTGCTTTTCGATGGCTGGCCTGTCCACCAATGCCACAAAATTCACTTCTTTGTCGCTGTCCTCGTCCTCTATAATGTCGAGCCGGTACACCGGCAGATTGTCTATGGTCATAATCTTAAATAGTTTTTTAGCCGAAAGTTGCCGCCCTGTTTATCCTGCGGATGCGCTCCTGTGAATTGCTGACATCAGACTCCACTACATAAGCGCGGGCGGGTTGGTTGGTTATGGTGCTGAATGCCGCCGTATCGAGCGTAGTCTGTATAGGTGATGGCGCAGTCGGTGCGATAGGTGCCGATGGGTTGACCGGTGCCGATGGGTTGCCACCTGCCGCTCCACCTCCGCCCCTTGTCGTGGCGATGATAGATTTTGCCCGCGATGCCGCACCCAATACAGCCGCTATTTGTGTAGCGTAGAAAATTGGGAAAGCAAATGCAGCACCCGGCCCGGTGGCCTTTGCTGATTTCTGTGCAATGTCCAGACCGTTAATGAAACCAACGCCCGTACCGATGGCAATCTCTGCCAGTGCTGCCACCTTTGCCGCTGCCGTTCCCTGCTCAAACAGTCCCGCAAGTTGGCCGAAAATAGAACCTACCGCCGCTGCAAATTCAAGTTTAGCCTGTAATTCCGCATCTTGATAGGCAATTCGCTGGTCGGTCAGTGCCTTTACTTTGTCGTTGTAGTCTTTTTCGCTTATCAGCCTATTTTCAAATGCTTCATCCAGTGCCACCTGCTCTGCGTCCAGTGATGCCAGCCGCTCCTCGTACGCCACCCCTTCCGCTGTGCGGAGTCGTTGCAATCCCTCTAGTTCCTTTGTAAAACGTGCCACCGCCAGCTGATCGTCTGTCTGTGCAAGCTGGATGGCAATCTCATTCTTTTTGTTCTGGTATTCAATTTCCGCATCGATCCGGGCAGTTGTGCCGGCGGTGGTGTTGTCGATTACATTCTGAAGCCGTTGCAGTTCCAGCTCATTCTCCTGCTCTAAAATTGTGCGCTTTGCTTCAAGCTTCGCCACCTCATCCTTTATCGTGTCGGCTGCTGCTTTCTGCTGGTCCAGTAGCCGCTTATTTTCAGCCTCCGCCACCTTGCGGACATTTTCCCTCTCTTCGTTCAGTAGTGCTGTGCGGTTCACCAGCTGCTCCGATGCAAAGGCCGTGTATTTTTCTTCGATGTCTGCCCGCTCACCGGCCAACTTTATCAGCTCCGCCTGATTCTGTATGTTGATGCCGTTGGATGCTATCTCTCTATTGATGGCCTGCTCTCGTATGGCCAGTAGTGCAAATTCTTGCTCTTGGCCTTTTTTCAGAACTTCAGCCAGTTGCTCGTTTGCTTTTATTCGCTCCTGTAAAGATGCATTTTCATCATCCCGCTTTTGGCGTAGTTTTTCCGCCTCATTTTCAGTCAGCTTTATAGCCTTAGTTAAACTTGCTTCTGCAATAATAGCGTTATTCGTTGCCTCTGTCAGTGCCTTCGCCTGATCAACTTTAGACTTAACATATTTCGACGTAGCATCGGCCGCATCGCTGATGGCCTTTGATGCTCTGTCTACCGTTCCATCTACACCGGTGAAAACATCAACTACCTCCTTTCCGAAACTTTTTGCATCTTTTATAGCCTCGTCGAAGTTGCCTTTAAAAACATTTTTGATAATCGAGCCTAACAATCCGTAGGCATCGATCAGCGAGCGAACCCTCTCTAAAAAGTTTTCTTTTATCGCTGTGGCGAAATCCTCCAGTAACTGCTTAGGGTTCTCAAAAATGGACTTAAAAAAGTCGATGACCGGCTGCGTGTTGTCTATTAGAAACGCAACCAGGTCGGAGAATACAGAGGTGAGAAAATTTACCGATGTGCTAAGGAAATCGGCTACCTTCTGATTTTTACCAAGGACCTGCTGGAAGAACTCAAAGCCCTTGTTGACCAGTGCGATGATGCCAAGCGATTTCAACGCATTCCCGATGCTGCTGAATGCGCTGCCTGCTTTCTTTGCGTTGGTTTCGGCCTGCTTTGCCGACTTGGCAATTTTGTCTACCCCATCCGTGGCTTTCTTTGCCTGTTCTTCCGTATTGCCCGTATCAACGCCTATCTTGACTTTTATATTTACGTTCTGATCTGCCATGCCTTTAAGTAGCGTTTATTGGTACGTTAATTCAATCACCCGCAGGAACTCAACCCTTGTCGTGTCCTCGGTGTTAAAGTCGATAATTTTGTTCAGCCTCCAAAGTGCGCCATCGATGAAAATTAGCCGGGAGAAATTCAGATTCGCAATATCCAGCTCGTTCAACTTGACGAATGCCGTGAGTAGTTTTGAATCTTTGTCGGTAATCTCTGCGACATAATCGAACCAGAACCCGCTAAATAGATTGGTGTCTGGATATTCCTCACCAGATGGCAGGCTGAAATACAACTCCCTCGGTGCGCCAAAATTTATATCATTCTCCGGTGTTTTTGGATCGTCAAGGTTACCGGCATAGCCGTACTCGGTGTATGTAGCTTTGACCGTTGCACCATCGAGAATCTGCCATGATGGAGTGGTCTTTTTCTTCGCTTGCATGATACGGATATTATGATCCGTTGCATCCTCTACCTGCGATGGCCCGACATTGCTTAGCTTGTAAATAGTCGGATAAACTTTGTCCTCACCCGCATAGCCGACGAGCGGAGTAGCGGAGAAAATAAGCTGGGCTGTGTCCTTGTTCCCGCCGAAACTGAACCCGGTGTCTACAATTCTATCCCCATATCCGAGATCATACTTTTTCTGATACTGCTCGTTGTAGTAGTCATTATCCGGCCGATACTTGTACTCAAAGAACCGCGCGTTCAGTTCCGACATCGGGCGGATAACCATAGGCTTTGCCCGGTCTATTTTTGCTGTCCAGTCAAGGAAAGCAGACTGCCCCGGCTCGATGATCAGATAGGTACCTAACTCCACCTCCAGCAGATCGCCGAAATCGTTAATGGCAAATAGCGTGTCCTCGCCTCGCTCGTAGAAGAATGTACCCGGTGAAATAATGAGATGCTTTTCCCGGTTTGCGTCCTCCGTTATGTAGAGGTTAAACATCTTCACAATGGAGGTGATGAAATCCTTCTGGAAAATACCCTTCGGGATGTGTTCGTTCATCCTGATCGTTTCACCATAATTCACCGGGATAAGCTGCTCCGGGTTTTGGCTCTGTACGTTCAGCACGCCGCCTGACATGTTGAACTCACCGTTTATCACGATGCGCAGGTATAGCGTATCATTCTGGTTGAAGGTTACATTCGATGCCGTTATCACCCCGCTGAAATTCTGCGGTGTGGCATCGATTACAAAAGTATTCAGGCCGATTAATACCGCATTCCGGTATAACTGCACCTGCACGCTGTTGAGTGATGGGTTTATCGCTGTGACCGTGCCACCGAAACTGATTGTAATATCAGAGGTTACGCTGGCAGGGTTGTTATACGTGAAGTCTTTATTTGTGGAAGAATACACGAAATCGCCCGCCGTGTTCGTAGTGAATGCGATGTTTGAGCTACTGGTGTAACTTGCTACGTTAATCGATGCACCTAATATCAATTCGCTCCGCTGCTGCATCACCTTCGTGTTCTGCGGAATAATCAGTCGCTTAATTAGGTTGGTGTCCAGAAAACTGCTCTCATAGGTGTAGCCCGAGCCGGTTATAATCTTGTCGATGATCTCCCGGACATAGTAGGCAGGGCGCAAGGCTTTGTACTGCCAGTCGTGCTTATTGGTAGATACCTTTCCGTAATCGATCAGCGGGTAATAGTAGCCCGATGCGTTGATGCTCTGCCATGATGCGCTGATGTTTTCGACTGTCCATGCATGGTCATATCCGCTGAAATCGAGGTTTTCAAGCTTCAGGTTGGCGATGGCATTTGAAAACCCACCCAACTCACCGAACACCGCACATTCATACTCCAGTGTTCCACGGTCCACGTTAATTTGCAGGAGCCGGAGAACACCCTTAAATATCTGAATGTTGTCTACCAATATCACGCAGTTCGCCACAACTGCCGGGTTGAAATTCGTTCCGACATTCGGCAAGGCATTGTCATACGGATTGGAGCTGGTGAACTCAAAAACATGGCCGAACAACTTATTGTTGGTAGAGCTGCCCGGTATTGTGATCGTTTTTGAAAATGAGGTATTCCGGCTGGCGAACTCCTTCACGTCATCGATGGCATACGTAAACTCAGCCGCCACATCATCGTATAAATCCACCGCGTTGTTCTCCAGATATATTCGGGTTCGGATCATCTATATTGTGAATTTACGGTACTGATGTCGATGTTGATGGTCAGGTTGAACAGCTTGTCATTGATGCGCTTCTTCTCCTGCCATTGGGAATCGGTGATGGTCACCGGATAGTAATACCCATCCCTTTCATAGTACACCTCCGGAGATGCCAGCAGTTCCCGCAACCAGTTGTAATCCGTTTCATTCACATAGTCGCTGGTGAGTGTGTACTTCACCATCTGCTTCGTGCTAAACTGAATATCCCCACCACGCACTTTCTTGAACGCGTCCGATCTGGTCATGTCGTTACCCGACAATGCCCAGCCTATCTGCTCGTATTGTTTGCGCTCGAATTGTCTGGACTGCCGATTGACAAGCCGGAACTGGAACGTATCAAAGCCGCCCAACTCATTCAAAAAATGCAGGCTGTACGGTGTGTACTGCGTGCATGCCCGTGTAACCCGGATGGTGTCCGAGGATATGGTAAGCGTGTAGGATTGTGTTGCAGGTGTTATGAACGTAGTGCCGAGGTACTGATTCACCGCCGCAGGACTTACGTCGAACATTTGCAAGCCGAACAGCAGCACGCCCGCGCCTGTCATGGTGCTGGTGCCATTATTAACAGATACGGCCAGCGATGCATCGCCTACCGTGGTGGGTGCATAGCTGATAAATACCCGCTCATCGCCGTAAACCGTTAAAGCATTGCGGTCACGATTCGTTAACCAGTCATCCAGTTTGTTGACATAATAATCACCCGCCCAATTTCGAAAGGCTGGAGGTGCAAAATTCCACGCGGTAGAGATGAACTGGTTCAGATTCGTCGTGATCGTTCCGTTTAGGTCCTCACCAATCTGCACCGTATAGGTCACGATGTTCCCGTTATCGTTATAGTTGAATAGCTGCCTTGTAGTGGTTGGCTTGAAATAGGATGACCAGTAGTTCCGGATGATGTTGCCGATGTTTACAATGCCCTTATCTGTCAGTGGATCGGGGAACACCCGAAGCCGTGCCACCAACACCGAATTTATACGAATGTCGAACACGTATTTCATATTCGTAGTAGTAGCGTTGGTGCTGGTTGCCACCACCCACATATCGTCATGAAAGGATCCGAAACTTTCCGGGATGGAATTTATTGTGATTGCCATACTACTTGTTAGATAGCGAATTTAACCGCCTTATGCCTATGCTCACATCAGCACCCACAACATCGGCCACCGCCCTGAAAAATGAATCGTTGAACGTCTGCTCTACTGCCTTGTCAAAGAATCCCGACCGGGCCAGCCCCTTCTTTC